TGTCATACTCGTCGAGGTATCGCTGCGGCAGGACTAAACACCTGTCAGCGCCAACCTCGGCCTGATACATTGGCAATTGATCCTGCTCAACTACAATTTTATAGGGGATGCCCATTACATTCAGTGCCTTGCTTGTGAGGCGGTTTTTCCAGCGCCCCTTGCTGACAATATAAATTGGATATCTAGGTAACATCTTTCCACCTCAGTAATTGCTTGTTTGAACGCTCCAAGGCTGGATGCCAAATGCTCTTAGTCTTTGGCGTCATCTTCTGCCCGATCAACTCAGCAAAGTTTTCCATATCCTCTTGCGTCCGAAACCTGACGCGCACCATTGCAAACGGCTCGTCTTTTTCCTGCACAAACTCCGGCATGTCATGCCACTCTCTTTGCCAGTCAAGTTCAAATAATTCATCCATTAGCTAAATGCTCCCTCAACACCATCTCAAACGTCTCCCAATCCAGAGTAGCCGTGTAGCGCCAGTCGTAGCACTCGGCTATATCCTGAGCCACGCTAGAGTTACCCAGCACCACAAGCGCCTCAATTGGTATCCGCACCTGCGTCTGCTGACGATCCAGCTTATAAATTAAACACGGCAGGGCGTCATTAGTATTAGCCGCAGACTTTGCCGCCGTGACTATCTGATCCCACCACTTTGGCGACACGCCTGAGGCATATCTTTTGCACTCAATTAAAAACGGAAACGGCTTGTTATCCGCTGGCTCCAGATCGCTCAGGTTCTTTTCCTGATATTGTGATAACCGCCTGCGTAATTTTCTGCCTGTGGCCAGTTCGACCAGCTTGCAGATTTCTCGCTCGTATGCGGCTCCTTTTGCACGTCCACCACCGGCACGCATCAGCCCCGCCCCGCCTGACGATCCATCTCAAACTGAATGGCGCGTTGCCGCGTATTTGCCTCAAGCTGTCTGACCAGCAGCTCATCGGCAAGCGACGACTGCGACCTATGAGCCGACACATCTAGCTCGGCCTTTAGCATTTCGATAGTCGAGGCTCTGAGCCTCAACAAAACTGGTTTAACTTCGCTCATTTTATGACCCTTCTGTGATCGTTGCTGGAAGCAAAAAACGCTTCTGGCTTCTTTTTGGTACGCTTATGCCCCAAAACACCTACATGCCGTCAGCGGGCAAATTTGGGCGATTAAAGGCATAGTGATATTTTTCTGCAATTAATCTAATAATAATGCAATATTGCTATTGATATATGTTGATATCATGATTATATTTTTTGGGTAAGAGGGACAAATTAGGGAAATCAAGGAGATTACGAAATGACTAACTTTACTGAAAATGAAATGAAAATCTTAAACATCCTTGCCGATAACCACGGCGCAAAATGGGATACTGAAGAAGATGACAACTCACCGCACATTGACACTTTTGAATTGACCACAGATGGGTCTGGTCAATGCGGCACAATCTTCTCTAAAAATAATCTTGACCCGAAAGTTTATCGCGGTGTGGTTTCAAGCCTTATCCAAAAGGGCGCTTTAATCACTGACGAATACGACACGATGACAGACCCCCGCAAAGGCTTTTTGCCTATGATTGCTATCGCAATCAACTTTGACACATTCAACGAAATCAGACAGGCGGCGGCTTAACAGCCCCGCCCAGAAAGGGAGAATTGATATGGTTTTTCATCGTCAGGAAATTGTCGAGTTTGAGGATGGCCACAAAGAGTTAATATATGTGGACAACGAAACCGGCCAGACATTTATGCGTGACGCGACGCCAGCCGACCTTGAGTGGTGGGGGCATATGAATAAGCCGACACCTCGTTGCCCGCATGTAGAGCGCCTGTTTGGCGACATGCTTAAATAGTGAGGGAGATCAGCATGAAACAGATCAGATCAGATCGCGAAAAACTCTGGTACGTCGTGAGCCATCCGTTCACGCGTCCAATTGTGACCGGCCCAATCCACGACAGGTACGACGCAATCGCGTTGGCTTGCAAGCGCACCGACCACAAGAGCCTCATCACGCACATATCGCGTGGCGAATCTTGGGTCGGTGGTGAGGTTGTTTGTAGCGCGTACCGTCTACACGTCAACGGCTGGACGCCGTTGGCACCAAAGACGCCTGACGCGCGTTTAAAGAAACCATCAAAATATGGGAGAGAGCAATGATTAAAGACACTATCGGTATGCTGTTGCTAATGGCATTTGGCTTGGCGTTTTTCACAAACGCAGTGACCACTGAATATAACATGTGGGCGCTGATGGCTCGCTTTGGGGGTGCGGGATGATGGAAGTTATCACGCGCCAAGAGGCGATTGAACAGGGGTTAAAATGGTACTTCACAGGCAAACCCTGCAAGCACGGTCACATCGCCAGACGCTCTTTGGCTGGGCCGTGTCAAGAATGTTCATCTATTGCATATCATACAAAATATTCTGAGCGCCATAAGCAAGCTAACGCTGAAAAGAAAAAGCATCGTATTGAAAAGCAGCGTTTGGATACCATTGATTTCTGCAAACAGCACAACATAACTTTTGTGGTTTTTGAGGACGCTAAGGCGCAAGGGTTGCCGCGATACTTTGACGGCGTAAAGTGTAAGCGCGGTCATTTATCTGAACGATTTATTAACACATATCATTGTGTGGAGTGTGGAAAATTAAGAGCAAAAAAATATTTAGAAAAGCACCCAGACAGAAGGCATGAAACTCAAATCAGGTATGCCGCGAAACCTGAAACAAAAAAAAATCGTAAGGCATATTATGAAAAGTTAACTTCAGACCCTGAGTTTCTTAAAAATCATTATAAAAAGTACAAGGCAATGGAGACAGAGGAGCAAGCCGAAACAAGGCGAAAGAAAAGCAGAGAATACGCTAGACTTCCGCACGTTTTAGAGCGTCAAAGGCTTCGCAATTTTAACCGTTGGCAAAATGATCCTGAGTATAGACTTAAACGAAGAATTGAATGTCAGCTTAGACGGCGACGGATTAGGCAGGCCACACCAAACGGCGTGGATAAATTTGCTATCGCAAAGTTTTATCAAAAAGCCATTTCGTTAACAGAAAAGACAGGGATTACTTACGAAGTTGACCACATCGTGCCTCTAAAGCACGACAAGATATGTGGCTTAAATGTTCCTTGGAATATGCAAATATTGACTAAGTCCGAAAACAGCAGAAAACACAACAAATGGGAGACTAACTAATGGTAGGAAAGAAAACACCCGACGACATCGTCACCGCATCACGCATACCGTTGCTGATGAACGCGTCGCCATACGGCACGCCAAACGACTTGCTGGCTGAGGCACTAGCCTCAATCGAAGGCAAGCCAAACCCCAACCCATTCAACGGTAACGAAGCCTGTGACTGGGGTGATGCCCTTGAGAACGTCATCCTCACCACCGCCGCTGAACGGCTCAACCTGACTGACCTCAAACTGGAACACGACGCCGTCTTTCACGACACGCTACCATTCGCCGTGTCGCTTGACGGCACCGCTGACGGCGGGCTGGGGCATGAAGTCACGACCGACCCAGCCAAGGGCATCTACTGCGTTGACGGTCCTGTCTGGGTGGACGGCGTGGGCGTGCTAGAGAGCAAGCTGACCAGCAGCAAGCCAGAAGACCGCCCAGCGCCTCACAGGGGGCCGCTGCAACTCCAAGGGCAATTGATGGCCACCAAACTAACTTGGGGCGCTGTATGCGTCTTGTACGGCGGTGTGGAGCTACGCGTCTTCCTTTATCAGGCAAACGCTGCCACACAGTCGCGCATCACGGACGAAATCGAGGAGTTTGAGCGACGCAAGTTTGACGTTGACTGGTATCCGATACAGTCCAGCTCCGACGGCAATACCGCATACCCGCGTGTCGATGACGGTGCGCCGCCAATCACGTTAGAGGGCGAGGACAACGACTGGCTGGCTCAGTTGGTCAACGCCAAGGACGCCAAGCGGGCTGCTGAGGGCGACATCGACGAAGCTGAGGCTATGCTAAAAGAGCGTCTGGGCAGCCACGATGAGGCGGTCGGGGTAGTCGGCAATCGCTCTTACTATGTGAAGTGGCCAATGCGTAACTTCAAGGCACGCTGACGATAAAGGAGTCAAAAGATGATTGACGTGCCGCTGACAAAAAAACAGGCGGAGCTGCGGATTCTGATTGACCGCATGACCCGCCGGTATGGCTACACGCCAACCATCAATGAGTTGTCGCAAAAGACCGGCAAGAGCTTCAGCCAAGTTCACCGGCTGATGACCGGACTGGTTGAGCGTGGCGCGGCTGAGAAGGTAGCCGGTCGAGCCAGAGCGTTTAGGCTTTTATAACGAATATCGGCCTCGCCCTTGGGCGGGGTCTTTTTTTGCTCGACAGGGGTTGATATTAAAGTGATATCATCTTATATTCAGAGGGTAACAAGGGAGATTGATATGACTTTCATTATGAACCAGACAGCTTGGGAAGCCGGACGTGAGGCAAGCATCAAGGCCAACGCGTCTATTGGGCGCAATAAGCGTTGGATTGCTGAGGACGAGACACGCAAGGAAATCGAGAGTTTTGTGTTTGGTGGCGGCAGCGACTTTATTGCCGCTATGCGCGACGCGCTGCATGAGTGGGGCAGGCTGACAGAAA